TCAAGCGGTGGTCTACGGCGTGGACCTCGCCCGAAGTCTCGACTTTACCGTAGTGGTGGGCCTCGACGCCTACCGACGGATTGCCTTCCTAGAGCGCTGGCAGGCCCCGTGGGCCGTGACGAAGGCCAAGGTCAAGGAAATCGTCGGGCAGACCCCCATCGTGGCGGACGCGACCGGCGTGGGCGATGCGATTGTGGCGGATTTGCAGGCGATGGGGGTGGATGTGACCCCGCATGTCTTCACCCAGCCGTCCAAACTGCGCCTGATGCAGCGGCTGGTGGCGGCGTTTCAGGGCGATGAACTGAAAATCCCCGACGGCTGGCTGATCAACGAGCTAGAAAGCTTCGAATTCCAGTACACCGCGACCGGCGTGCGCTATGAAGCACCGTCAGGGTTCCACGATGACGGTGTGATGGCGCTGGCACTGGCCCTGTATGGGTGGGATCGGGTGCAAGGCGTGGTCCCCGAAGCCCCACCGGGGTTGCGGCTGGTGGTCGATGACCCGAATATTACAGAAGACCTGTCAGGCGCAGGCCGCAATGGCCATGTCGCTGGTGATTTTGCAGCGCAACTCCCCGGAGGCTGGTGATGGCAGCAAAGAAGCGTGGCATGGAGGCGGTGATCGCGAAGAGCAGTGGCATCGGACGCCCGCGGAAGGCCGCGCTCCAGCGCAAAGGCAAGGGACCGGGCATTGCCATCATGATTGCCGTCGGCAAGCCAAAGCCGGGGATGGGCAAGGGGCCGATGGGTAAGGGGCCGATGCGCGAGGCGATGGAAGAGAAGCCCAAGAGCAAGCTTGCCGCCCTTGAAGCGCGTATCGCGGAGCTGGAAGCGCAGTTGTCCAAGCTGGAAGAGGACGACGAGGAGATGGACGACGAGGAGATGGGCGAGGACGAGGACTGATGGCGAAGTCCCCCGCGTGGCAACGCGCTGAAGGCAAGAATCCCGAGGGGGGCCTCAACGAAAAGGGCCGCGCTTCTCTGCGTGCGCAGGGGAAAGACATCAAACCGCCCGTTTCCGCGTCAGCAGCGGCGGCGTCTCCCGAAAAAGCCAAGCGTCGAGTCGCGTTTTGCAAGCGCATGTCGGGCATGAAGCGCAAACTGACCAGCGCCAAGACCGCAAACGACCCGAATTCGCGCATTAACAAATCACTTCGAAAGTGGGACTGCTAACATGGCCGCTACGTTGCTTAAGTCTAGCGTGATCACCGTGTCTGCCGCTGAACAGGCGGCAACGGTGCTTGGATTGCCGTCTCCCGGCGCGGTTGCGGTACAGATTACCGGCACACTGTCCGCCACGATCACGTTTGAAGCCACGGTCGATGGCACAAACTGGGTCGCGTTTAACCTGCTTCCGGCGGCGTCCACGACGGCAGCCTCCACGGCCACGGCGGTTGGGATATGGACGGCGGACAGCAAGGGCATTGCAGGGTTCCGCGCCCGATGCAGCGCCTACACGAGTGGAGCGCCGGTCGTTACGGTGCGATACGCGGCGATCTGATGCTGGACATCCTCCCGCACCTGATTTGGGCTGGCGTGGTCGTCTTTTTAGCCAAAGACCTCAAGGCGTTTGCCCATGAGTGGAAGACGATGAAGGCGCTAGACCCACTCGCCCCAGTCGAAGTCCCAGAAGACCTGATTGCGCTGGCCAATCAAGAGCGGGAGACATGGGCGCAGGAAGAAACGCTCCGAGCGATGCGGGAGCGGTACGAAGCGTTGGGCGACTGGAACGGAGTTCGCGCCGCATTTGGCATTGGGCGGAGACACGCATGAGGATTAACCAGTGACGATACCGCCGCTTGACGAGTACGGCGCGATGGCAGACCCGACCTTCCAAGGCGCGGTCATGGAAGACGAGATGGCCCGCATTTTAGAGGGGCTGTCGAATAATCCGCTCTCGCCCAACGAACAGGTTGCGCCCAATCCGCCTAGTGAGGCGCTGGGGCTGTCTGGAGACGAAACGCAGCAGGCGTTGATCCGGGCATTGTACGGAGACGACTGCCCGTTGGCGGACGAGCGGCTGGTAGAAGACCGATCCGCGTGGGCGTCATGGACGCGCAGCATCTGGGAGTCGCGCCGAGAAGCGGTGCAGATGCACCTGCATTTGGTCGAGCGTAATCGTCTCTTCCGCGCCGGTCAGCAGTGGATTTCGGCGCAGGGGTTGGGGCCGTGGCGTGAGCCGTCCCGCCCTCGGGATGCGGCCCGCGTGGTCTACAACATGACGGACAAGGCGCTGGATCAGCGGCTCCAGATCATCATGGATCAGCGCCCCGGCTTTAGCGTTACGCCAGCGACCAACGATCCGGACGACAAGCGCAAGGCGCAAGCGCAGCAAATGGCGCTGGAATATTTGTATGAGCAGTTGCAGATGGACCGCTTTGCGCGAGAAGCCGCGTTCTGGGCGCAGACGGATGGGTTGTCGTTCTGGCACTTGTTCTGGGATGCCGACCGTGGCCCGTGGGATGAACGGTTGGGCGAGCGTCCGGGGCAGAAGAAGCCGCTGGGCGACATCGGCTGTCAAACGCTGCGTGTGGAACAGGTGCGCGTCTCGCCGAACGCGACCGCCACGCAGCCGCCCAGTTGGGTGGTGGTGCGAGAAGTCATTTCGCGGCAAGAAGCGGTCTATCGCTATGGCGTTGCCGGTCTTGATGCGGCCAATACCACGCTGTCCAATGGCAACGCCCCAACGTATGCCGGGTCAGAAGGCATTGGCGCATGGGTGCTGACACAGACCACGATTGGCGAAGGGCAGCGTCTCCGCGACGAAGACGTCACCGAACGCTTTACGGTCTATCTTGCGCCACACCCCGACGTACTGCCAGACGGGATGCAACTGATTGTCGTCGGCAACGAAGTGGTGTTTGGGCCGAAGCCGCTGCTTTGGGGCGTTATCCCCGTCGTGCCAGTACGTGATGGGTCGAGCGATCCGTCCTACTATCCGCGCCCGATCATGGAGCAGTGGATCGACCACCAGATGCGCGTCAATGCGCTACTGTCCAAGTGGGTCGAGAACATCCGCGTCAACGCGGGTGGCCGCTTCCTGACGCGCCCCAACGCGATTGCGACCGAGACGTTCATGGGCGGCGTGACCTCCATGATCGAAGTTCGTGGCGCTGGCAGCATGGGCGATTCCATCCAGCCCGTGAACGGGTTCTCGGTGGGTAACGATGTGAAGGAGGCGCTGGCGCTGGAACAGCGGGCGTTTGAGAACGCGAGCGGCTGGAATCAGGTCAGCCGAGGGCAGGCAACGGGCGAGTCGGGCCGAGCGATTATCGCCACCCGTGAACAGTTGGAGCGCGTGTTCTCGCCCGTCGTCTCTGCGATTGCCCAAGCCTACACCGATTTTGCCAAGGTGGCGTTGGCTGGGATGGCATGGGGCTACGATGTGCCCCGTGCTTTGGGGACTGTGGGCAAGGGCCGACCGGATCTGGCGCGAGCGATCTCGTCCAGCGACTTTGACGGGCAGGCCGATGTGAAGGTGGAGAAGGCGTCCATGATGCCGATGCCGCTAGCGTTCCGCATGTACATGCTGGACAACTGGTTGCAGACGGGCGTCATCGACCTCAAGGAGTACCGCCGCCGCCAGATGTTTGCGCTGGCGTCAAACATCTCGTCGCCCGACGACGATCAGGAAGCCCGTGCCAAGCGCGTGGCCGATGCCATCCGCACGGGGGAACCGATTCCCGAGCTGCGTTGGCAGGACAACGAAGCGATTCATCAGGATGTGCTAGAGCGCGACATCCTGCTGCAAGACGATTTGGACCCGCAGATTATCGCCGTGGCGCAGGAACGGTGGACCGCCCTCGCCAATCAGGCTATGCAGAAGCAGGGTGGACCGCCGGGGGCACCCCCGATGGCACCCCCTGCGCCGGGAGCTGGACCCGAAGGCGGACCGCCCGCCGCCAGCGTACCATCGTTGCCACCGGGACAGTTGCCCCTCGCCGCCAGTAATCCCCCCATTGGGGTGGCCCCGCTCATGCAGCAGTCGCTGGCGGGCATCCCTGATGAAGAGATCGCTGCACGGCAAGCGGACATCTTATCCCGCCAGCAATAGGATTGTTTGTGACTGCTCCTGTACTCGACATCAACGATGTCATCGCAGAAGCGGCTGCCGCCGCGCTGCCTGCTGCACCCGACCCCGTCGAATCCCCCAACGACGAGCCGACCGAATCCGACGCGCCAGCCGCAACGGATCTGGAAGAAGTCCCGACCGAGACCGCAGACACGGACGATCCGTCCGACGCGGAAGCTTCGGTGCAGGATGACGTCGTCCTTCCTGACGGCTATGTCGCAGTGCCAACCCTTTCGGAAGGGCTGGCCACCGACTTTACGCTCTACGATGACGCGGGAGAGGTCGAAGTCCCAGCCTTGACCGTGGAATACAAAGCGAATGGCAAGGTGCGAAAGGACCGGCTGGATCAGGTCGTCAAGCTCGCCCAGTGGGGCGTGTACAACGAAGAGCGGGATAAGCGGGCGCAGGTCGTGGAACAGGAGTACCAGCAGACGCTGGCTGCCATGCAGCAGATGGAACAGGTCGTGGCCGAGCGCGAAGCGCAGATGGAGCGGTTGCTCCATGACGAGGCGTTTCTCGACGCTGTCCGCGATGCGTACTTGGCAGAAAACTCGCCAGAGAAACGCGCAGAACGCGCAGAGCGCGAAGCGGATAACTTGCGCGTGTCGTACCAGATGCAACAAATTCAAAGCAGTGGCGAGCAGTTTTATACCACAGAAGTCGTGCCAGCCGTTCAGATGATTATGAACGCACTGCCATCGGTGACTGCGGAAGAACTTGAGTCTCGCCTCCAGATGGTGATGCAAGCGCACGCGGACACGGCGCCGAACGGACAGCCGTATGTCCCCCCGTCACGCTATGACGCCATTCGACAGTACATCGTTGAAGACTTGGCTTTGTGGGCGCAAATGGTCAACGCCAAGCGTTCTCAGCCCGCCACGGCAAACAAGCAGGCCATTCAGGCGGAACTGGATAAGGCGCGGATTGAAGCGCAGAAAGCCAAGAACCTCGTCGGTCGGGCCACGAAGCCTACCGGACAAGCGGGCAAATCCGCCGAAGGTCCGAAAGCGCCGAAGGCTCCGGCCACCGTCGATGACGCGGTAGATAGCGCGTTACAGGCGGCGCTTGCTTCATTCTCTCGTTAAGGAATCCATCAGATGCCGAATCCTACCGTAATCTCGGATGCAGAACTGACAGGTCTGCTGAAGAACGTGTATTCGCAGTTCCGTGAGAAGGTCCAGAACCTTGTCACGCCGCTTCTCGCCCAGCTCGAAAAGGGCAAGGCCGGTGGCCCCCGCAACATGCGCTGGGGCGGTAACAACGTCTTCTTCGACGTCGTCGTTGGTCGCCCCGCTGGCGCGACGTTCTCGCAGTCTGGCTACTTCCCGCCTGACACCACGGCCACGGAAGTGCAGGGCAACGTCGGCGTGGTCCGTGCCTACACGACCCGTCAGATCGACGGGCTGGCGTTCGTCGGCACCCAGAGCAAGGACGCGGCCTTCACGACCATCGCCACCAAGACGATGGAAGAAATCAAGGACGCCTCCAAGCTCCTCATGCAGCAGGCGCTGCACAACAAGCCGGACGGCATTGTCGCGCTGATCGGCACGGTGTCCAGCTCCACCTCCATCATCGTCTCGTCGCCCTACGGTCTGGCGGGCGCTGGGCAGGGGTCGCTGCTCCTTTCGGTGGGTGACTACATCGCCGTCCTCGACACGTCGTCCTCGGACGCGGTGCTTGGGCGAGCGGCGATCACGGCGATCAGCAATAGCGGCGACAACGCCACGCTGACGCTGGGCACGGCCATCACGGGCATGGCGGCGACGGACAAGATCGTGAAGGCGACGGCGAACGATACCTCGTTCAACGTGGCGATGAACGGTCTCGTCAACATC